CGAGCGCGACGCCGAGGGCCGCGAGGTCTCTTTCGTCTGTGGCCAGGACCCGAAGAACCCGCGCTCCTGGCGCAGCGAGCGCGACGCCGAGGGCCGCGAGATCGCACGCGTCTATGGCGAGGACCCAACCGACCCCCGCTCGTGGCGCTACGAATACGATGCCGAGGGCCGCGTGGTCGCACGCGTCTATGGCGAGGACCCAACCGACCCCCGCTCGTGGCGCTACGAATACGATGCCGAGGGCCGCGTGGTCTCCTGCGTCTATGGTGACGACCCTAAGAACCCGCGCTCCTGGCGCAGGGATGATGGCCGATGAAATTCCCGATCAAACACCGACGGAGGCTGTTGTGAGCAAACCTAAATACGAGTACGACGCCGAAGGCCGCGATGTCGCCTGCATCTGGGAAGGCGATCCGAAGAACCCGCACTCTTGGCGCTACGAATACGATGCCGAGGGCCGCGTGGTCTCCTGCGTCTATGGCGAGGACCCAACCGACCCCCGCTCGTGGCGCTACGAATACGATGCCGAGGGCCGCGAGGTCTCCTGCGTCTTTGGCCAGGACCCGAAGAACCCGCGCTCCTGGCGCAGGGATGATGGCCGATGAAATTCCCGATCAAACACCGTTTCAGTGGCGATGTGATCTGCGAGATAGAACTGGATGCCAGCTACGAGAACGAGCCGCGATCCGTCCAGCTTGGCGCAGCGGTAAAAATTGCTGTTTCGAAAAATATTAATCTCACCGGCGCGGACCTCGCCTACGCGAACCTCGCCTACGCGGACCTCGCCTACGCGAACCTCACCGACGCGAACCTCGCCTACGCGAACCTCGCCTATGCGGACCTCACCGACGCGAACCTCGCCTATGCGGACCTCGCCAACGCGAACCTCACCGACGCGAACCTCGCCTATGCGGACCTCACCGACGCGAACCTCGCCTACGCGAAGCTCACCCACGCGAAGCTCACCCACGCGAACCTCACCGGCGCGAACCTCACCGGAGCGGACATCGCCTACGCGAACCTCGCCAACGCGAACCTCGCCGGACAGGGCCTTTTGCAAATCAACGGCCTGCGCTGGCCCGTCCTCGTTACCCCGGAATATCTGAAAATCGGCTGCGAGCAGCACTCGCACGATTACTGGCGCAGTTTTGATGATCGTCGAATTTTGCAAATGGCCGGAAAGAACGCAGCGGAGTTTTGGGCGGACAATAAGACATGGCTGCTCGAACGCTGCGAGTGGGCGGCAGGGTTTCGGAAGAGGGGCGCGACATGAACACGCCCCGCGAGACCGCCCTCATCGGTGTTGCCTGCTTCATCGTAGTGCTGTGCGTGGTCTCTACCTATTTGTTCCTGACTGCCAGATTTATTGATTGGGTGATGGGATGATTGAACCGCAGCTGCCAGATGAAGCCATTATTCTTTTTTGCCTGTATCTCGCGGCGCTGTCCCTGCTCATTAGATGGGTGATGAGATGACCGACGAAGGAAATATCGCACCAACGATTTTGGAACAGTCTTACAAGACCGCACAACTCCGAGCATACGCCGCCCTAAAAAACGCGGTCCCATATTTGGAGCATCTTTCAGACGTTCTGCCAGCAGACGACAAGGGCAACCCCAGCGATTTATTGGGGGAAATCCAAGCGTTGTTAAATTTACAACGGGGCGAGTCATGACCGCCGCGTTCGCCAGAAACACCGATCCCCTTACGTCATTCGGCGGCGCGGATGCCATCCAGCCACATGTCACGGCGCTTGAGAAGGAAGTGCTGGATACGCTTCGGGATTCGATCTTCGGGCTGACCATCAATGAGATTGCCGGCCGCCTCAACCGGTCGCTGGTAAGCGTCTCGCCTAGGTTAAAGCCGCTCGTTTTAAAGGGGCTTGTCGTTGATACCGGCCTCACCAAAGACGGTCCTGAGGGGCGCGGACGAATTATTTGGAGGGCAAAATGACCAACTTTGTCTCTTCGGTGTTTGCAATCGCCCTCACGGCATTCGTATTCGCCCTTTGGATCGTGGAGGGAATGCGATGAGCCTGTTCCACGAGGCGAGGCTGTATTGGGAGGTTTGCCGCATCGCGTGGGGCGGCGACATTCATTCCCGCGCCGAGGCGTGCGGCACGCTCCGGTTTCTCGCCGTCAGGGGGAAGAGCAAAAGAATACGCGAGGCTTCCCAATCTACCCTGCGTGCGCTGGCAAAGCGGCTTGGGCTTGTCGATCACATGGCGCGCGAATACGGGAGGACACAGTGATCGCCTTCCTTCGCCGTTTGCACAGACGCGGATTCAGGTTCCTATTGTGGAGACTAAAGCTATGACACAAATCGCAAAAATTCCAGAAGATGCACCCATCGAAGAGACTGTTTCCCTGATGCAGGTGATTGCGAGGGCGGCGCAAGACCCGCAAACCGATGTCGGAAAGATGGAGCGGCTGATGGCGATGCACGACCGAATTATCGAGCGCCGCGCCCAAACGGCATTCAATCTCGCCATGAAAGACGCCCAAGCGGAGATGACGGTCGTCGGGCTAGACGCAAACAACCCGTCCACGCGAAGTCGTTATGCCTCCTACGCCGCCCTCGACCGCGCCTTGCGTCCGATCTATACGCGGCACGGTTTCTCGTTGAGCTTTGATTCCGGTATCGGGGCGCCGGAGAATCATGTCCGCGTGCTCTGCTACGTGGGTCACAGCGAAGGGTTTACCCGAACCTATCAGGTGGAGATGCCCGCCGACGGTAAGGGGGCAAAAGGCGGCGACGTGATGACAAAAACCCACGCCGCCGGGTCTGCGTTCGCTTACGGGCAGCGGTATCTGCTTAAACTGATTTTCAACGTCGCTACTGGTGAAAACGATGACGATGGAAACGCCGCCGGGGGGGCGATAATCACCGACGAACAGCGCGATGCACTCCTGGAGCTTGTGAATAAGACCGGCGCGGATGTTCGGAAATTCTGCGCGTATATGGGGGTCGATAGCATCTCATCAATCCCGGCCAAGCGTTATGCGAATGCCGTGAGCGCGCTTGAGGCCAAAAAGGTGAAACAAGTATGAAACAAGGATCAGAAGAATGGCTGGCGGCGCGCCTCGGAAAAGTCACCGCGTCGCGGGTTGCCGACCTGACGGCCAGGACGAAAAGCGGGTATAGCGCGTCCCGTGAAAATTATATGGCGGAAATCGTCGCGGAACGTCTGACCGGCGCACCGGCCGCTCAATACACGAATTCCGCAATGCAATGGGGGACAGACACGGAACCAAAGGCACGGGCGGCCTATGAATTCTACCGTGACATGGACGTAGTGGAGACGGGTTTTGTCGTCCATCCGATCATTCAAATGAGCGGCGCGTCCCCGGACGGGCTTGTCGGCGATGACGGCCTGGTCGAAATCAAATGCCCCAACACCGCGACGCACATCGACACGCTTCTGGGCCAAGCCGTGCCGGGAAAATACGTCAAGCAGATGCAGTGGCAAATGGCCTGCACGGGCCGGAAATGGTGCGACTTTGTTTCCTACGATCCCAGGCTGCCGGAAAATCTTCGGCTGTTCGTGCGCCGGGTCGATAAGGACGATCCGCTGGTCGTCGAACTGGGAAAAGAAATCGTCGCGTTCCTGGCGGAGACAGACGAAAAAATAATCAAGTTACTGCGGGTCGCAACCGGCGAAACGGATAACAAAAAAGGAGACTCCTGATGGCCTATGAACCCAAGCCGAATAGCGGTGCGTTGTTCAAGAACGAGAAAACAAAACCCACGCAACCGGATTACACCGGGAACTGGACGGACGCCGCCGGGAAGGAGTGGCGGCTCGCCGCGTGGCTGAAGGACGGCAACGTTGGAAAGTTCCTATCTATCAGCGCGAGCGAGAAATTGATTGGCTCTAGGCCAAGACAAGAGACCAAGAGCCAAGATGATCTAGACGACGCCATTCCATTCTAATGCACATTACAGACGATGACATTGAACGGGCGCTGGACTACCTGCGGGACAACGCTTCCCACGCGGCGGTTGCCAAGGGCGAGCGGGTGTTTGCCGAGGAATACCGGAAATCCTTAAAGGCGATTTTGGCCAGCCAAAGCAACCAGACGAGCGAACACGCCCGCAGCGATTTCGCCTACGCGCATCCGAAATATCTGGAACACCTGGAAGCCCTGAAGGCGGCGGTGATCGAGGACGAAAAGAACAGGGGCTTGCGGGTTGCGGCAGAGGCAAGGATCGAGGCGTGGCGGACGCAATCCTCCAACCAGAGGGCGATGAAGATTTAATTTATGACCGGGGCGGCGTGGATTAGACACGCGGCGTGCAGGCAGGAATGTCTGGTTAACGCGCTCACTCAAGGGCCTCTTGCTAAGGAAAACCAAGCTGAACAGCCGGTAAGCAACCCGGCCTCCGGTCGCCAAACACGAGGAGTGAACATGACCAACCTACTTGCTTACCACAACGACCCAAAAATCAAGGCTGCCATCCTGGCCCAGCTTCAAGCCCATTACGATGCCGACGAGATTGTAAAGGGCCAATATTGGGAAGATGGGAAAGGCTGCGCCGTCGGCTGCACAATTCATTCCGGAGACCATATGGAGTATGAAGGCCGCTTTGGTATTCCTGTCATGCTGGCGCGCCTCGAAGATTGTATCTTTGAAGGCTTGCCAAACCATAAGGCAAAAAAATGGCCGCTTCGGTTTATGAACGCCATCGAACCGGGAGCCTACCTGTCGAGAGCTGGGTGGAAATTCCTCTATTGGCTCCTGACGGACGAAAAGGTGAACCCTGGGATTAGCCATCCATCCGTAAGCGAGGCTGTAAAGCAATGTGCCGACGTGTTGAATCCTCTTACGGAAGGTAGGCCGGTTGATAGAGGCGCGGCGAAAAGCGCGGCGAGCGCAGCGAGAAACGCGGCGAGAAGCGCGGCAAGAAACGCGGAGAGTGCGGCGTGGAGCGCAGCGAGGAGCGCGGCGTGGTGTGCGGAGAGCGCAGCGAGAAGCGCGGAGAGCGCGGCGGAGAGCGCGGCGAGAAACGCGGCGTGGAGCGCGGCGAGCGCGGCGAGAAACGCGGCGTATGTAAGAATGGCCGATAAACTGGTTGAGCTAATTGTAGGTGCGAGATGAACAGCAAAAACACCCTCCGCAAAATTCGAGAAGAGATCCCAGTGCCCAATGGATATGTAATTGTTCCTGATAATGATTGGGCTTTTATGGCAGGATTAATGCGTTTTTCGCCAGCAGAACGTGGGCGTTTCTATACAACAGTTGGATATTTATTTCCCAGTGCAAAGGAGTTGAAGAGTAATAAATGAACGGTCGTAAATATATACAGCAAAAGGAAGGAGAATGGGTCCATCCTAATGATTAAATTTATAGTTCTTGTTTGTGCAGCAGTTGTAGTTGACAGCACAAGTCTTATCACAGGAAGGCCAGCAGCCCACCCAAAAGAAGAATGGGCGTTCCAGACCCTATGGAGAGAATTACAACAATCAAGCGTAGTGCCAGAGAGCGAAGGAAAATGACCGACGCGCCGAGGATTAAGCCCTGCTTATGGTGCGGCTCCCCCTTCCCCGCCATGCGTCGAGGGGCGCACGAGAAGCTTTGCTGCTCGCCTGCCTGCAAGGATCGCTTCAACGCGGCGCTTCGCCGGTACGGCCGGGCGATGTTTGAGGATCGGCTCGTCTCGGTCGAGACCTTGAGGGACGTCTATTCGTCGTGCACGATACGCAGGAGCGCGGCGTAGCCATGCCAACCCACAGCCACCCGGCGCCGGAAAGATGCCTCACAGGGGCGGCCGCACGGATCACTGGACTCCAGGCCCGCACCGTGCAGGATAAGGCCAAGAAGGGAGAAATCCCCGGAGCCGCCAAACTCGGCGGCATATGGACATTCGATCTGGCGAAGCTGCGGCGTTGGGTACGAAATGGGGAGGTTAAATGCCGGAGCACCTCTATTGCCGCGGCGGCACCTGGTACGCCCATCTCCGCGTTCGAGGGCGGCTCTACCGAAGAAGCCTACGAACGTCTAATAAAACCACGGCAAAACGCCGCCTGAAGAAAATCCTAGAGGAGGCTTCCCACCTGCGCTTTCACGGGGAAGCCCGCCATGGCTGGAAGCACGCCGTCGTCCGGTGGGCGCAGGAGTACCCGGCCCAGGTCAAACCGGCCGCCATGAAGCGGTATCTGGTTTCCGTCCGCCAGCTCGACCCCTTCTTTGGCGGGGCCTATCTCGACGAAATCACCCGGCGCCGGATCGCCGATTATGTCTCCGACCGCAAGAAGGCGGCAACGAACGCCACCATCCGGCGCGATCTGACGGCACTTTCCAGAATTCTGGCTTGTTGCGTTGCCTGGGGCTGGCTAGAGACGAATCCTGCCCGCGAATTCGACCGCACGGTGCTGCGCGAAAGACGCGACCCAATCGTGCCGCCATCCGATGATGACGTCGCCTGGTTCCTGACCTTCTGTCCTAAGAATTTTGCCAACGCCGTCCAGTTCCTCCGGCAGACCGGCATGAGGGCCGAAGAGGGGTTTTCCCTCGAACACGGCCAATGCGACCTTAAGCGCCATGAGATACTGTTGCCCCGGACCAAGACGAACCGGCCACGGGTGATACCGCTCGCCGACCCCCTGCTCTCCGACGCCGGTATCACGTTAAGTATCACACAAAGACACCTGGCCTCCCCCTTCGTGTTCTGGCACGGCGACGGAAATCGCTATTGCAATGTCGCATCCCGGTTCGCGGAGATCATGCGCCGGGCCGAGCAGGGGGCCATCGTCGAGAAGCGCCCATTCCAACGCTTTCGCTGCCATGATCTGCGACACAAATTTGCGGTCGAGTATCTGAAAGGCGGCGGCGATATTTACGCGCTCGCCAGGATATTGGGGCACTCCTCGGTCAAGACGACGGAAATCTACCTCGCCTATACGAGCGAAGGAATATCCCAAAAAGTATCCCAGCAGCGGCGGTTTTCGGGCACGGGTGACGGCGAAGCGCCAATCTAACCCATTGAAATGGCGGAGGGAGAGGGATTCGAACCCTCGATAGGGCTTTACGCCCTATAACGGTTTAGCAAACCGCCGCGCAATTCCTGAAAAAACCCGCCAAAGCCAAAGATGCCTTAGAGTATTGCTGGTTTTTCGAGAGCGCGAGGGCCGCAAGCGGCGTGAACAAAGGCCGTCCGAAGTATCCCAAAGAGTATCACATGAAATGCCCGGTTGTTCACGGCTTGAGGTAGCGGATTTTTGAAACGCACCCGAGGGGGATTGCGATACGCCGGTTATAGGCGTCCTCATCGTGCTCGCCCGGATGACACTCGGGCGTGATGTCGGCCGCCAGTACGATGTAGGTCTTCGTCTTTTCGATCACCCATCCGCTCGATACAACTGGGCTTGGCGCCAGTTTATCGGTTTTTTTTGTCCACCCGGATTGAACGGTGATGTCCACCCACTCGACGAAGGCGTGCCGGGTCTTCACGATACGCTCGCCGAAAAGACAGCGAACACCCAGCCCATGAAAAGGAACTCGGCAACAGAGGTTGGCTCGTCGAACAGCCACCCTATAGTCCACCACGAAGCCAGATAGACCGGCCCCATCATGGCCCCGGAAAGCATGACCCATGGGCCGTATCCAAGCAAAGCCAGGGCAAACCCTGGAAGGGCTGTTAGAACCAGCCCCCGCCCGGTCATACCCCAGAAGTCGTCCGACAGACTGCCCCCCACCCGGCTCATGTCGAACCACTCCCCCCATGGCGGCAGAAGGCCGGGGAAGACCAGCAGGCCGGCAAGCCCCGCCCGCCAATCGCCAGAGGCCCACAGGGCCACACCTGCCAATCCTAGGGCCACCCCGGCCCGGCGCAGGGTGTGGGAAGCCGGCCAAGGAAGCCACCCCCCACGCCAGCGGTTCAGAAGGCCGCCGATAATAAAGCAGGCGAGCGTGTTCATCGGCAGAATCTTTCGACCTTCATGTTATGGGCGATGATTTTATTTTCAGTCGTTCTGGCAACCTTGTCCTGCGGGGCCAGGGTGATTTTTTTCACCCAAGCACACTCAGTCGGGGGGGTCGCCGTACAACCATTTACGACGATCAGCGTCAGAAAAACCGTCAACGCGCTCGTCAATCTCGGCAGCTTCTTTCGCATGTTTCAGCGCCTGTTCAGCCTGTTTCCCTTGTGCCTTCCGGTAGCCAGCGACCCACGCAAAAATCAGTCCAACCCAACTGAAGATCGCGGACAATACCTTCGCAACCGCCGTGAGCGTGCCGGCCCACATCTGCGTCAGGCCGTTGGCTTTTTACGTTTGGCAACGACCGACCAGATTATGCCGATCAGGGACACGATGGCTCCCACTCCTGTCTCAAGCTCGCTTGCCCCGATAGTCCCGCTCGTAACAAGAAACCCGCCGCCGAACGTCAGGACGTGGCGAACGACGCCTTGAATTGCTTCCCAGTTCATTTTTAACTCCATTGTTGATGAAACTAACGAACACTCAAAAACGGCGTCGGGTCCACGAAGGCCCCGGCGGCGTTCTTGATTTCAAGGTGGACGTGATTCGTAATGCCAGGATAACGCGGGGCGAGATTCTGGACGATTCCAATCCGCGTCTCCCCGGCGATAACGCTCGACCCCCGCTTGACGGCCGGCCAGACGTAGAACACCCGCACCAGGAGCCCGCCATCGGTTGTGATCTCGACGTAGCGAAAAGACGTGTCGCTCGCGTAGGGGTAGCCGAGCCTTGATATAATTCCATCCGCAGGGCTTACGGCCGCCTTCCCCGCTGGAGCTGCAATGTCTATTCCGCTGTGCGTGCGTTTGCCTCCATCCCGCGAAGCCCCAAAGGCCCCGCTGCCGAAGGCATCATGGCCGCGCAAGGACGCACCCGGAACCGGGTTTGTAAGCCGGAACATTCTAACCCCTTTCCGCGATGGCCCAGGCAAGCGCCAGATACCCGGCGGCGTCCGCGTAATCGTCGCGGTTGTGCTCGCCGGTCATTGTTCTCGCGACCTTTAGAAGCACCAACATCATGGCGGCATGGCGCGCCGTGATCTCAACCCCGAGATAAGCGGACCAAAGCTTGGCGATATTTTCGTGGTTTTCGAGATAGGGGCCGTGGGATTTCGCCCGGTCGCCGTCTATAAGACGGATCGCGGTCTGAAGAATTTCCCCAGGCTCCGTCATGGGTTGTCAACCCGGATAGGCCAACGCGCCGTAAATCCCCATTTCGGATGAACAAACAGCAGCCATTGCGTCGGCGGATGGGGCTTAACCCTCAAGTCCCTTGCGTACTCGCCGAACCCACAGAGCGCGCCGTTGGCCCACCCATCCTCAAGCTCCAGAGATGTGTGAAAATGCCCGACCAGAATCTTGTCGATGGGCTTTCCGACCTGGGCGTATTGCTCCATCGTCTTCTTCATGCCACGGGCAATCGTCGCCACGGGTCCGATGAAACCCTGTCCGCCGCGCGAGCCTATCCGGTCCCCGTGGGTGAGAAGAATGTGTTGGCCGGCGACATCGAAATAGGCATCCCCGCTGCGGGGTGTGAAAAACGTCACGCGCTTGTCACCCCTGGCGTTGAAATAGGATTCAATCATCCACGATAGAATGTCGTCCCAGCTTAAATCCGCGTAATGTTTAGAGTGCGACTTGACGGTTGTCCTGCCGTGATTCCCCGGCACGGAAATCACATGGACCTTCCCGAAGGCGTCAGCCAATTGCTCGATCCCGCGTATCTCCTGCCGGGCCATGTCTTTTACGGCGGGGTTGGGGGACATCTCGTTTGTCTCCCTTAGTTCGTCGTGGATGTCGCCGGACACCGAATCCCCTCCGCGAAGGTAGAAAAGGCCCTCATATTCCGGGGAGGTCATGTGATGAAAGGAAAGGTCTATCGTCTTGGAGATCAGCCTCTGGTATCGTTCCCTCGCTATGGCCGGGCTGTATTCGTTCACCCCGTCCATTTCCTCCAGGTTGATCACTTCTCCCCACTGGAAGTCCGATGTAAAAAGGATCGGCGTGTTCTTCGACATCTGCTTACCGCCCGCCTTCACAACCCATTTCGGGGGATCAAGCGGCTGGGCGGTCAATTTGAAGATGGAAGATCGAATATCCTCCGCCGAGGAAACATCCCGTAGCGCGTCTCGCAACTCGCGCTTCAATATCGAAATCTGATCCTCGTATCGCTGTTTTTCGCCCAGCGGGAGGATATCAACTTTTGCCTTTTCCTGCACGAGACCGGCGTTCAGCGCCGCGTCGTATCTCGTCTTCAGGGTGCTCACGTGCATTCCAAGGGCGCGGGCGGCGGCGGCTTTTGAGCCATGCTGCCGCACCGCGTCAACGACGGCCTGCATTAGGCCACGCGAGAGCGAAGCCATATATCACCTATTAGTTGGTTCGGATGAGGGCTAGTTGCCGCGCGCGGCGTTCTTTAGAATTTCCCACAACAGCCAGCCGAAACCTCCGACCAGCGCGGTCGCCGCCCCGCCGACAAACGACCTCCGCACCGTTGCGCCAAGCGCCTCCGCCGCAAGGCGCTGCTTCCGCACAAACGAGAAATCCTGCTGCATATACAATGGATTGCGAGAATCCAAGCCGTACACCTCTAGCCGTTCGATTAGCCGGTCGGCGATGTGGTCTATTTCGGTTTCTGTCAGCATTAGATTCCACCTTCCGGCGCGACTTGCCTCAACACCTCTGCGTTGAACTGTACGCGCGATCCTCTAAACACCACGCACACCCTGTCTGGGGATGGCATGGTGATGACGTAGATGTGCGAATTCGGCGCCAAGAGCATGACATGGCGCACGCCATCCATGTCCCATCGGACGAGCGCCACGACGTTTGCGTGCGGCAGCACGACCTCCGGCTTGCCGCAAACGGGATCGGCGTGCGCGAAAGACGCAACCAGAAAAAACATGGAAGCCAGAAGGAGTTTCATTTGAAGACTCGGCCCAGTGCGGGCGCCCATGAATGGTCAGCGATATTTGGCGCGGCCCTGCTCTAGCTGGGCGAGGGCGTCCTTGGCTTGCTCGATCAGATAGCGAAGCTGCTGCGCCTGATCGGCTTCGCCCCTGGCCTCGGCGTCGCGTAGCTGCTGCTCAAGCCAAACGACGTAGCGGCGCTGCTCGCTGATCGCCGTCGAGTAGGAAATCCCGGCGATCTCGACTTGCCCGGCTTTCAACGCATCGACGTCGGCCGCGTCCGCCCGGCTGGCGACGTAAGCCCCGGCTTGCCAGAGGGCGACGGAAGCCGCCGCGACGGAAACGATGCCACCGGCCAGAAGGGAGATTTTTTTGAGAAGACCATCGGTCATAAGATTCCACCACTTTATGGCTTGGGATATTTTGACTTGACGGCATTGATTTCGGCGAACATCTGATCCGCCCCGGCGTCTCCGGTGCTCTGAATTTTTTTCCAGATCGCATCCAGTTGATCGCCGATGGATGGGTAGGATTGTCTGCGAAGCTCCTGGTATCCGGGCTTTCGGAAGGCAACGACCTCGGGGTCGCCGTCGTCCAGAAATTCCTCCGTGGCTTCCTGATGCACGGCAAAAAGCCCGCAGATATCCCCATTCTCGTCTCGAAGAACAAACGGCATGACTATCTCCTGTGGTCTTCCCACCCAAGCGTTGCGATCTTGAATCCTGTGTTGGCGGTCGATCCGGATTGTCTGCTGCGAATCTGGGCGGACGTGTTCGTGCGAACGCGCGCTTGTGCGCCAACGTCGGTCGCGGCGGAAGCGTTGTGTGTCACGGTTGCAAGGGGCGCGGCCGTAACGGAGCTCGCTTCGTCGTTCACATCCAGGCTGCTAAGATAGACGGAGGAATTCGCCGCCACAGCAGACCGGCAAATGACATTCATCTTGGCAACAACATTTATTCCGGTCGGAACGCTTAGCGTCCGCGTGACGGCGGACGTTCCGGGGTTTGTGACATCGACATCAAGGGGCGGGTCCGTCCATAGAAAGTCCAGCCCGCCGCCGGCGGATTCGATGGTTTTAAAGGCTATGATGGTGTTTGAGCCGTTCGTAATGACGGAGCCGATTCTGCGATATTGATCGTAGGAACTTGCCGTCAGCAGGTTGGCGGCCGTCAGGGATGTGTCGAACCCGGCGTCCACGACCGACGTGGAGGAATTCCGGATCATGAAAAAGTGATAAACGGTATTGGCCGATAGCGACAGGCTGGAGGGGAAGCCCCCGGCGTTCGTGCCGGCCACCCAATTCACGTCTATCTGCTTTGTAAGAACGGACGTAATGGCGAGGTTTGCGGCGTCCGATGAATCCCGGCACTCCCCCACGGAGATATCGATATCGTGCCCGGCGTCCGAGGAATTGTTCGAAATGACAAGCCCGGAAATATACCCCTTCGGCAGGGAGTCGTTGGACGCCAGCCCAATAACCGCTACCCAGTTCGCCCCGTCCGACATGAACATCATGCCGTCCCCCCTTGCGGTCAGGGATGCTGTCGTTCCGGAGCCGTTGATGGTCTGGCTTGACGTGGTGGCTATGGATATTGTCGTGGCGCTTACGTTGACAACCCCGACGATCCACCCATCGCCGACCGTCACGGCGGAAGGAAGCGTGACGGTGATGGTGTTGGAGGCCGCTATCCATGCCCCCCTGTCCGTCGTTTGGATGCCGTAATTCGTGGACTGCGCGTTCTTTGTGTTGCCGAAGCGGTCGCCCGAAGCGGCAAGCATGGCGGACGAAATGGCCTGGGCGTATGCCTTGATCGGGTCGTCAAGCTTTTCCTTGATCGTTGCCCATTTGACCTTGTTCGCTTCTGTCTGCGACCCATCGTCCGATGGGGGGCTCGCGTTATAGCCCGTTAGCGTTGGTTCGACGTAGGGACTTCCCATTCTATTTTTGCCTTCGCTATGAAATCTTTAAGCTCTTTCGTGGACACCCATCCTGGCGCAACCAGTTCAAGCGTCAGGAGGGCGGATTGCGCTTTCTCGAAATTCCCAAGACGTACTTCCTGTATGGCTTTGGTGAAAAGAATGTTCGCGGAACCCGGGTCTTCCCTTAGGGCCAAATCAATCTTCGGCAGAAGAATGCCAGGGGGGATGCCCCTGATCATCGCGCCGGATACCGCCGCGGCCTCCCGCTCGCGTCTTCCGATTGGGAAAACAGCCAACGCCTCCGCATGAAGCAAGAACGCCTCCGCGCCCCGTTTTTCGCGCATGGCTTCCCTTGCCTCGTAGAAAATCAGATCGCCGCGAAACGAACTAAGCGCGTAAATGGTTCCGGTAATTAAGAATATGGCCGCAAGTAACCGCCGCCAGAAACGCCGTGGCGGGGTTGAACAGCGGGAAATTGAAAAGCCCCAGGCCAAGGAACGCCAGAAGAACCCAGCCGGATTTTTCAGCCCTTTTGAAAACATTCAGCAGAAACCACCCAAGAAGAAAAACGCCGGGGATGCCCGTTTCGGCGAATACCGTCAGAAAATCGTTGTGCGCTTTTTCAGGGCGAACATACGCCCGGTAAATCACCTCCGGCGTTTCGGTCAGGGCATCGTGGTAGAATGGGTACGCCGACCAATACGATCCGACCCCGTGTCCGAACGGCTTGTCCGCGATCATGCCGATGGTGTTTAGGTAAAGCGCCGCCCTGGCGTCGAAGGCCGTCTTGTCCAGATGCGGGTAAACGATGAAGCCCAAAAGAACGCCAGCAAAAACCCCGGCGATTGCAAGGCGTTTGCTTTTCCGCCACACCCAGCACAGGGCAAGAAGCGCCGCCGTGACGAACGCCCCCAAAGAGGCCGGCAGGATCACCGCGCAAATCAGCGGCGGGATCAAAAGCCAATGGCGAAACGCAACGGCCCCAACCAGCGCCATGAGTCCGGCCTCGGCGAGAAAATTCTTATTCATAAACAGGCCGGCCGGAGGAATGGCCTGCTCGATGAAATTCCATCCGAAATATTGCGGGATGGCGAGGACGCCACTTATCGAGACGCCAAGGCCGAACCAGAAAACAACCTTCCGGTAATCAGCCTCTAGCGCAACCAGCGCAGATACAACCGCGAATTGCCACCACTGCACCACCCCATCGTAAAACGGCCCCCACGAAAGCGTTACGGCGCTCCATAGAAGGAACAGACCAAGCGGCAGAAGTTCCCCCCTGATCTTCGGCTCCTTCAACAGGAACAGAAGGGGGACCGCAATGGACAGCATGGCCCATTTTGGGGTGGTGGCGGCCGCCGTTACCGCCGGCCAGTACAGGGCCGCAGCAAGAAAGGCGAGAAGGGGCATTTATTTTTGCTGCTTCGAAAGGACGCCCATGTATTTCAAGATTGCATCGCTGGTTTCCGGGTCTTCCGCGGTTGCAATGGCGCCAAGACGCGTGATGTGAGCGTTAAACCCATTCGGCTCTATCTTTGTCGATGCCGCCAGCCACCGCACGAATCTTTGGCTGGTCATCAGCCTGGCGGAGACGTTCGCAAGCCCCATCGCGGCCGTAAGGCCAACAAGAAACCCGACCCCGGCGTCACCTCCGGAAAGCGCGCTGATCGCAGCACCCGTGCCACCGAAGAAAATGCCCTGCCCAACCACCTGGCCTGCGGTGCCGGACGGGTTGGCGAAGGCCCTTGCGTTTTCCCTTATCTTCGAAGCAACGGTTGCCAGCGTATCCAGATCCCTCCGCATCCCGCCCAAGGCCGGGCCGGAGAAAAACGCGTCCTTCGCTTCTTTTGAAAGGGAACTGTAATTTGTCAAGAAGGTTTCGATGGAGAAAGCTTCGCCGGAGGCGTCCTGCTGGCCGGCCCGCGCCCGGCCGAGCCTCTTGAAAATCGTCCCCGAAACAACCCGCCACTGATCATCCGTAAGGCTTTGCTTCACCGCGCGGATTGTCGTAGCGCCATCCTTGCCACCGGACTCGAGGGCGCGGAATATCTTTTCCGGCTCGGCCTTCTTGGCGAGCGATTCAAGCGAACCCTCGATGCGTGCAAGGCCGCTTGCATAGAATTTGTTGGCGCGGGCAAATGCCATCTCGCCACCCTTGCCGGACGCGCTGGCGGCCACTTTCATGTCGGCGGTCAAAGCACCGTATAGCTCCTTCAGTTCGCCCCGGCTGACATCTGAAACGAGCACCGGAGAAGAAATCTTCTTCCCGATCTTCGTGCGAAGCGCCTTCAGAACGGCGTAGGGCATGGCCCCGGAATTCGAACCGATTGCCGCCAGATCGGCCTCAAGCGCTGTCGAAACCTCGCGAATGGTGGAATTCGCAAGAAGCGTAGTGGCACTTAGATTTTTCGCGCCTTCTATCGGACCGGACAGCTTCAACAGTGTAGAACGCGTGTTTGACACCGAAACCGAACGCGAGGGCGGGATGAAGGCGTCAAGCTCGTTGAACAAAACCGCCGCCTTGTCATTAAAGCGGCCGATGAAATCGTCGATCCCGCCGGAAATGACCCGCCCAGCCATTTCCGGCTCAAGCGTTTCAAAGCGCGTCCCGCTGGTTTTCTCGACCCTCTCGGCTACGAACTTCTTGACCTTCTCCACGGTGTCGAGCGTGTGCCTGCGAAAAACCGCAGCGCCCCCCGGCATCTTCGAAAGAATCCCCTCTAGGCTATCCAGGGCGGCGGATTCCGTGACTTGTCCAATCGTGGCCCTGGCGCCGGTTTTTTCGAACGCGGCGGCAGTTTCCGCGGTTTTGTCGGCTTTCAAGACCCTCTTCAGGGCCGTTCTTCCAAGGAATCCAATGGCCGGTCCAACGGCCTGACCTGCCCCCAAGAAAAGCCCAAGCACGCCGCGCCCGAAATCCCTTTCTTCCCGGGTTCGGGTATCCTCGGCCCCCGCAGCTCTGGAAGCGGCGGTAACGGCCTCATCGGCCGCGATCCCGCCACCGACGGCACCGACGAGGCCGAGACCGGCGGCCCCAGCCCCAGAGACAAGCGGTCCACCGGGGGCGCCAAGAACGGCACCGGCCTTTCCTAAAAGGGCGGCCCCGGCTCCGGCTCCCGCTAAAACCGCGCCTTCCCTGCCGAGGGACGCCACGTCCCCGGCGTCAATCCCCTTCGGGTTATAGAGGGTGAGCTTCCCGGTTGCCGGGTTGGTAAAAATAAAGTTATCCGTGCCGGGGACCGGAGATGCGTCGTCGAAGAATTTCCGTAGCGTGGGAAGCCTGTCCTCCGGTTTCACGACCGCTCCGACAACGGCGCGAATGGCCGGCGCCGCGCCTGTATCCATGTCCACCTCGCCGCCGCGAATGGCCGCGCGAAACGCCCGCTCCCGCAGCTCAAGCGCCTGGGTTCTGCCAACAAGCTCTTCAAGTGAGGCCATTATCCCCCCAATTCGTCCAGGCGCTTCTCAAGGCGCTTTAGGGTATCCGGGTCCGGATTTTTTTTGAGCTCTTCCAGAATCTGCGTGGCGTTCATCTTTTCTACGCCATCCCCGCCCGCGTCGTTCTGGTGTGTCACAACGCCGGACCGGAAATCGCCGATGAAATCAACAACAACATCGCCAGGGTTCATTCCGGAGCGCTTCGATATGCCGCGGAACTGGTCTTCCAGAAGCAGTTGGGATTTTATCTGGGACGCGAAAATGTTCTCCGACTGTTTGATGAAATCAATCCTCTGGTTTTCCGCCAGGCGTTCGCCGCTGACCACGCGATTGTAGAAACTTCTTACCCTGTCAGGGACGCCGGCAGCGGATTGCGCGGTGGCGAACTCGCCCTCCCGCACGACCGAACCGGGATCGAGCAGCTTCATAAAATTGAAAATCATGGCCAGATCGCCGGCCGCCGTCGGGTCAACAGTGGCGGCAATGATTTTCGAAAACGCATCGCGGACAGCCAAAAAATCCTTCGACAAAGTCGTGAATTGGCCACGCGAAGAGGAAATATCCGTTAGCTTGGCCTGTTCCGGAAGGGACGCCGCCTCATCAAAAGCCTTGGCTTGTGGGCTGTTTTCCCCGAACTGCTCGATGACGATCCCGCGGTCAAAAACCAGCTTGCCAATGTCGGTTTGCGGTTTAGGCTGTGCGATCCCCGCACTTTCCTGGGCCAGGCCTCTTGGCACGCCCACCTCTTCCAGAAGCGCGGATTCCGAGGCTTTCTTCGATCCGGCCTCGATACCGGACAGCCCGCCCTTCTCCTGCGGGGACAGAACTCCCTGTAGGGCGGCGTCGAACGCAACGGAGGTTTTCTGAGCAAGTCCGGACCGGGATGGGTCGAGGGATTCAATCTGTTTGGCGGTACCGACGGCAACGCTCCGAAGGTTCTGAAGCGCCTCGTCTATTTGTGGGGTTGGGCTGAGCAAAGACCTGGACTTGATCTGCTCGGCGCGTTTGATGAAGTCGGCAATCTGGTTTTCGCCGGAGGTGATAATGCTATCCAGTTTCCTGTTCTGAATCTCCTGAGACTGCTGCTCCAATTGCCCCCTGGCGAGACGGTTGTCCGCCGCCCCCCCAAGCATAACTCCGGACAAACTAACCATCAGATGCCAAGCCTTTCAAAAATCTTTGCAAGTGTGTCGCTCGCCGTCTTGTTAACGTCCTTATCAACTTCCGAAGTCGCTGGCTCGAAGAATTTCCCAATCCCGCGCGCGGATTCAACGGCAAGCTGCGCCCGCGTGGCGTTGTTCTGGGAAATCGCCGCCGCCGTGCCCGTGATAAGCTGCGCGCCAAGATTGGCCGCCGCGTCCTGATCGTCCAGAATCGTCTGGAAGGACAAAGCCGCCGCCTCGGAAATCTGGTTGACAAGATTGATGGATATGTCGATCTCCTGAAGAAACGACGTGGCCACGATCTCGTCTTCCGCCCGGGCGAACTCGCCCTCGGCCCGGGTTATCGTGTCGTTCGCAAAACTCGACCCAAGAACCTTCCGCCGCTCAAGGGAGGATTTCAAATCGCCTACCGTCCGGTTTCTGGCGTCCGAAAGCTGGGCAAGCCTCGATTTTGTAAGCCGCCCGAATCCCGGCGTGACCTCGCCAAGCAACCCCCTAAGCGCCTGCGCCCTATCGGAAAACACGCCGGAAAGCTTGCCGGTCAACGCCTGTCTGTCCGCCGTGATGCCGACGGTGTTATTGGAAAAACCGAACCCGGGCGATTGAAGCCGTACGCCGGTCCCTACCGGAGACGGGTTGAATTTCGGCCGGCCGCCAAGCAGCCTTGAAGCCCCGGCGGAGGCAAACCCGCCCGCAATCGCGGAAAGCGCGGAACCTATCGGCATTACACCACGCTATAGAACAAGGTGGCGTCCCTTGCCCTATCCCCGTCCGGATGAAGCCCGTGAATGCGGCTCCCAGTTTTCATGATCCCGATGCGGGAGATGGAATCGAAGAACTTCCTGTCCTTGTAAGCTGCAAAATCCATCACCATGATCTTTTGTCTCATTTCATCTATAAAGTTGACGGCGCTTTCGTAGATATTGCGTTTCGACGCCCACGGCATCCAGATCATGTCACCGATGATCATCACGGGGCCGACAAACACCCCGCCGATAAGACCGACCGGGATAAACCCCTCGCGGGTATCGGCAAGCTGTGTCCAAGTGCCCGTGAAGTTCTCAAGCACATATTCTGAAAACGCCAGGGAGAATTCCATCGGGTCCAACCCGTCCGGCAGGTTGAAGGTTTTGAACAGCCCCTTTTTATAGGCGGCCCAAAAATAGGGGATGTCGCCTTCCTCAACGGGGCGGAAATCCACTTTCCTTGAAAGAACCGACCGAAGGCGTCTCTTAACCTTACGCCGACGCGGTAAACTGGATTCCGATTTCACTGATCTGGAAGTCGGCATTGCTTTCGATTTCTGTTTCGATCTGGAATTCGTTTGCGAACCCACCGATATCGAAGCGCTCTCTTGAAAGGCGCCCCTCGAAAGGAGACGAGAAATAAGCTGCATCGTTGAAATAAAAAGACCCCCCAAAATACGATCCGCCCGTATCCGCCGGCAGATCAACCGTGATGTTCGTGCTATATACTTCTTCCCCGGCAAACAAAAACCGCAGCGTTAGCGTTTGCGCGGCGGCGATCCTGTGGCGAACGTATCCTTCGATGTCGTAGAGCTTGGCGTCCTGCGGCGCGGACATGAGCCCGGACTTTCTGCGCGTTTTAATGGGAGCCACCCCGGCGTCTCCGGACGCCCCGCTGCCCTCCATCTTGTAAAGGTTGCCGGCCCCGTCCCCGAAAAACACATATTCAAGCCCGTCCACGGGATCGAGCGCGTTCATAACCGCCGTCGGCTGGAAAGAAAGGCTATGCTGCGTCGTGTATTTCGACCACGGCGAAATCCCGGAAGCGCCCTTCCCAAGGGCGCCCAAAAGCCTCTCGTCGGAAGACAGGAGCAGGTTTTTGTTCAATACCCACAAATCCGACTGGCTTTCCGCGAAGCAATACACAAGCTCGGTTCTATGGTTGTAAACAAGCGTCCAGTTTTTATATCCCGCGATGCTGTTCGCAATGACGAGCGACAGGTCGTCTTTTTCCACATCGCCGAATTTATCCGACTGGATAAGGCTCTCGATCCTTCCGACCCTGCCGTAAAGCACGTCTGTTCCAATGAAGGCCAGAGCCTCATTCCCGCTGGCGGCGGAATTGTCGTAAAATTCTTCTATTGCGAAGTCTGTCTTGTCCGACCCGGTAAGCTTGAAAATCCGCCCGTCCTCGGAAGAAAGCGCCAGCAGCCCGAAGGCGCCGACAAGCCCGTTGATTGACCGCAGGTCCAGCGTCAGAAGAAACCACGGGTCGGCCGACGTCGCTCCGGAGGACGGGCGGGAAGAAACCGACAGATTGTCGTGATCGCCAAGGGCGGAGCCGACAAGCATGTGCGGGGTTGCCGTGCCGTTGGAAACCACGTTCGCATAATTTGCCCGCTCGTTCGCCACATGGCAGTACTTCGCCATGAATGTCCCGGTGAGGTTGTGGGCCATCGTGGAAAGGGTGGCGCCGTCCCATGTCATCACCGGCTGCTGAAGGTTCAAGTCCGTGATAATGACAAGATCGTTCAGAGGCCAGTAATGCTCCTTCCTGCCCCTTAACTTTGCGGAAGAACTGACGGAGCCTACACTCGTAAAGGTTGTCCCGTTCCAGGAATAAACCGTGCCGCCCGCCTGAACCAGAAGCGTGACCGTGCCGGCGTCGTCCTTAAGGGTGGCGAACCCGCGTATCTCCGCCGCGTTTGGCGTGGTGCCGAGCAAATCATAGGGCTTGCGATTTCGCATCTCCGCGTTCTGCACGTCGAGCACGAAATTCTCTCCGTCCGCGCACTCCCTGGGGTCGATGTCCGCCTCCGATCCCCTGGAGTGGACGCCACCGCCAAACACCAGCTTCGCGTTGAGATCGGTTTGCGGGATGCGCTTAGGCACTGTAGGTTCCGTAGCTCTTTCTTGGCGTCACGGATCGAAGGGCTATAACGGCCCGGACAAAAGACGTGCTCATTCGAATGTCGAACGGCCGTCTCTCCATTTTGGCTTCCCAAAATTCAAGAACGGCGTCCTGCAGGGCATCCACGACGTCGTCCGAAAACGGGAAGGTGTCCGTGGTGGCCGTCAGGTTAACGCGCATTTCGTAAAGATAGGTGTAGGAATCGCCGTTTTCGGAAGAGGTTGGTGTTGCATCCAAGACAAGATTGCCGTTCACGGGGTTTATCGTCCAATGCGCGGGGCGCCCCGTGTAATCTGTAAAATCCGGCTGATCCTCCCGAAGCTGCAAATATCCCCCACAATATGGCAGAAGGACGTTATTGTTTGTGGAATCCACGGGGTTGCCAACCACCTTTATAGCGGAGGCGGCAAGCGCATACTCCCTGGTGCCGGTCACAAGGACAAGGGTGCTTGACCCCACCTCCCCGCGAAACAGGCCAAACGCAAACAGTTGGTCTATCACGTCGTTCCACGAACGAATCATCACGTTGACGCTTCGCTGAATCCCCGAACTCGTGAAACTGGCAAGGTCGGTCCGGATAACACCGGCGCTCGATAGCGATGAGTTGACCGCCTGGAGGAACGTGTAAGCCATTAGAGTTTCAGCGCCTCAAGAATTTGTTCCCGGTTCTTATGAAGAACGTCCACGCCACGCGAGCGCGCGTATTTCTGCAGGTCGTTCCATTTCAAAGAGGCCGGGTCGGAAACGTCGGGTTGCGTCTCCGCATCTCTTTCGGCTTCTTCCGCAAGCGCGCGAAGAGCCGCTGGGTCTTTCTTCAGATTTTCCAGAACCTGCCTTGTGATATCGTCGGCCGTCGTGGCTTTTTTAACCTTCGGGAACTTACCGGAGTTCCACCAGCCTTCGAAAATCGGCAGCATGTGCATGTGCGCGAGGTTTTCATCAATGTCGAGGCCGTATCGGCGCGCCAGGCGCACTAATTCCGTTCTCCTCAACCCCTTGAATCCAGCGCCGTGAAACTCAACCCACCGCTCTTGATGCGGGTCGGTTCCAAGGGACGCCACAAGGGCCGTAAGAAATTGCGAGATTTCCTCTCCAACGACGGTCGGTTCGTAGTTCTTGATCAGCGTCTGCATTTTTCTCTCCTGAAAAATCAGCGGGCGTTCTCCGTCACCCGCCGATCATGGGTAGTGTCGCGTGGAAGTCAGCTTTGTATCAGGCTTGTATTATTGGGTTAGCTTGCTCGCGGCAACGCGGAGTCCGCGCACCCAATTGCTGTTCAGCAGGGCGCCGGAATGCCACGCCTTCCAGCCAATGGAAGAAACCTCGTCCAGCGGATCACCGGTGCCGGCGGAACCCCTTGGCTTGCTGATGAGGATGATGCCGGGCACCCTGTCGCCGGCGCTGTAAACTTCCTTGGTGAGCTTGGTGTCCAGGGAAATCGACCCGTGAGCTTCCTGCCCCAGTATAATGGTCGGGTAGATGTCGGCGGAAACGCCCGTTGTGGACCGCACCGCATTCCCCGCCGCCGCCCCCGCGTCCGCATCGGCGGACGCCTCCGGGGACGAAATAAAGCGGATGCCGGCGGCCACGCCGAACTCACCGATTGCCGTCTCTGTCTGACCGGCGTAAGTCTCCACGCCGCGGAAGCCCGGAATCATCCGGACGTCCTCCTCGACATCGACGTGGCAGATACCCCAATAGGCCTCGCCTAGCGGGGCAGTTCCGACATTGGTGGAGCCAAACGTGCGCGCGGTGAACGTCATGGCGGACTGGTTCTGCAGGTCGTTAACGCCCCGGCGGATGAGAACGCGGTCGATAACGTCGGCAACGCCGCTGTTCGCGGTCGCCCCGCTGGCATAGACCGCCGTCGCGTTGTCTTCCAGGATGTTCCTTTGAAGGCGGTTAAGAGACCGCCCTGCCTGAACCGCCAAAGCGGTGACGATTCCATCCGTGAGGCCATTGAAGTTTATCAGGTCGGCCTCTTCCGACAGAGTGACGTGGGCGCCATATTTGGAAGCCGTCGCGCTCGTATCGGTGACCGCGATGGCGGTTGCCGCACGCGTCGGCATGGTAAGCGTCCCGGTCAGTTCGGAAAGAGCCGACGTGGTTGGCGTGAGCGCGTCGATACGGCGCCACGTCACACGGAAACTTCCGCGGTGGGACGAGACTTCGCCCGGAACGGAGCCCACAAAATGCGGGCACCGGGCGCGGGCAACCCGCAGCAGCGTCTCCTGGAAGATGACGTTGACCGGGGCTGTAGCTTGAGATGTGGTGCTGATGGTCATTAGAGCAAATCCTTATGGATGGCCCCCTACAAGCCGCGCTTGTAATCCTCGAACTCGGCAGCATTCATTTTACGAATCTTTTCCTTGTCGAAGGTTTGTTCCGGGGGCGTGGTTGATGAGCCCCGAACTGCGGCGTTGATGACCTCCCGGTCATTGGTAAGGCCATTATCCGGCCGCCCCTTGAGTTCTTTCGAAAACTTCTCCGAAAGCCCCTTGAGAACGCGGGTGAAAGCGTCGGGGTTCCGTTTCCGCATGGCAAAGGCATCCAGAACCCTGGGATCGCGATCCGCTTCAAGACGGAAGCGGGCCTCCAGCCAGTTCGTGCTCAAATGGCCGAGGGTATCATCGTTCTCCCGCAGGGATTCTGCGGCCCTTGTTACGTCGGAATCGGTTTCCTTCTGCTGTCTTTCCAGATAATCCTTTTCAATAAGACGGTAGGTCTTGGGGTCGATGGGCTCCTCTCGGGGCTTCTCTTCCGCCTTGCCTGGTTCGGGTTTTGGTTCTGGCTTGGTTCCCTGGTCAAACTCCTTAAGAGCCTGTTCCAGTTCGCTCACCTGCTCACCCGCCTTCTCTCCGACTGGCTCATTGGCCGTCGGGTCGATTGCCTGAGTAGCGGCTTGCTTGACGCCTTCCGGCGTCTTTTCCGGGTCCATTTATTCCTCCTTGTTGCCGAAAAATAATAGAAGTGATTCCACTTCCTCTAATCTTCCCGAGTTGAAAACCCAGGAGTGAATCTTTCCCTGCTCATCGCTGTCCTGAAAGCGCCGCCAGTTGAGCGCTAACGTCTTCCGGCGTTCCTTCGCCCAACTCTCCAGTATCGACTGGAAGGTCGAATCCTGCTTCAACTCCGCCAGCTTCTGGAGCAACGTCTGAGGCAAATATCGTATCGACATTCGTGAATCCTCCTTCACGAAGTAAGAGTTTCTGCAATTCTGCGTAGTCGATGGGCTTGCCGCCGGTCTGGAGTTTCAGCGGCTCGATCTGCATGGCAAGGGCAAGGGCGTTCTGCTTGGACGCCTGCTTCTCCCTTTCCTCTATCGGTCCGGCAGCGCCGTGAACGTCGAACGTGACGTCCTCCGGCAGCATGTCCCGCGTGATTTCGACATAGGACTGGTATTTCGGAACATAAATCCGCGTTGGTCCCATCTTCTTCCTAAGCATATGATATTCCATGCTTAACCACGTCTGCATGGCGCCGGTCATCGTGGCGCGGATGTAATCGACCGTCCGCGTTACCCCGCGCGTCTGTTCGACATCCACCGCGAACGCGGACTGATGGGATTTCGTCTGCGCCCCCAGTCTTGGCGCGTGCGTTCCCGTCACGTCCTTGTATTGCCGCACAAGCTCCTGATAGACAGCGAGCAAGCCGGCCGGGTCGCCGATCTTGTGAACCGTCACGCCGAGGGCCGTTTCCCATTGCGCCCTTGGCTCGACCACCGGCCCGCCGGTGGATTGAAGATAGGGGTCCGATGGGTCCCACGACATCGGCGGCTCGGTGTTGAGCGCCGTGGATTGCAGAACGCGGTTCAGGGCCTCCGTGGCCCCCGCGTGAAGCGGCGCCCCCTTCATAAGCGGGGACGAGGAATAAGCGGATTCCGCGTCTTCCCGGTGGTAGTGATTCTCGATGTGGGAGTTGAATGGAAACTCCCTCTCCCTGTAACGAAAGACCACCGGCCCGCCCCGGGAAACCACAATATCCACAAGGACGTTGGGGAAGAACATCGACGGGCCTGTTTTTCTGGAAACCAGAAGATCGCCCTCGTACATCAGCACCAGGACGGCCCCGATATTCGCGTTCTCCGCCTCCATGTTTTTTAGGCGGTTCGGCATCCATCCGCCGTCTTCCCGCGTCGGCTCCCTCGATCCCTTGGCGGCGGCGAGCTTGAGATCGTCGAGCCGGTGCCATCTGGCGTAGATGTACCCGGGGGAAGTCATCAGGCCCTCCTGAAGGGCCGCCATGGGAGAAGGGTCTAGATACGTGCTCTTGATGCTGTGGACGCTCAGGACCGGAATCCGAAGGTTCTCCTTGAACACGCCTCGGAAATCCCGGCTGAACTTGTCAAGCCTCGCCATCCTTGCGGATCCGATGGATGTCCCGTATTTGAACGCCTCCACGTTCAGGAGGCCCCATGCTTCGCGGTGCCTCCAAAGGCTGTGGAAGTGCGTAAGTGCGCCCTCCACCAGGGCGTCCATATCGTCTTGCGTGATCTTGGTTTTTTTGCCGCCGAACAAACCTTCAATCAGGCGGCGCGCCATCCCGCCAAGACCAGGCACAAGAAAGGAGCCCTCAAGGTTTGAAAGGGTTTTGTCGTCAAGACCGGCGTGGGCGGAAAAAAAGTTTCTATCGTCCGGGAACTGGAGACGCGCCGCGTCCGAGTCAAGCACTTCGAGCGTTTCCGCCTGAAGCGGCAGTTCCACGGCAGGCATCCAGGCCGTCCCGGCGATGGGCTTGCCGTCCGCAGTAAGGCGCGGCCGGGCGTCCATTGCGATCTGGCGGTCTATCTCCTTCCACTTTTTTTCAAGGATCGTGCGCTTCGAATCGTTCTTCCTGCGCTCGTATTCGTCCTTGATGAAGGAGGCGATCTGTTCCCAATCGTTTTCCGTTATGCGGCGCTTTTTTTTCGGCGCGTCTGGTAAAAAAGTGTCAATATCCGCCAACCGATTGCCCATCCCTTAAAAAAGTCACGGCGTCGGCCACCGCAATTTGAATTCTTTCTTCCCTTGTCACCGGCCGGTTAATCCCACGCACCGTTTGATAGGCCGGCACATAAACCAGTCTTCCGACTTCCGCCTCGCTCCTGACCACGCCCCAGAACAAACGGTAATGCGGCCCGTCCTCTTTGGTGTCGAAATAGCCCTCGGCAAGGCAGATCGTTCCTCGGTCCGTAATCTCTTTTTCGACGGGAACGAGGTGAAGCCTCCTTACCCAGCGCTCGAATCTCTGTATGTCCAAAATCTTAACCCCAGGCGCTCACTATCGGTCTGGCATAGGAGCTGCGCTTTTTCCTCGGGGCGTCGGTCGTGGCGTAGCGCAACATCATCATGGCGTAGCGCGTGGCCGACATGATGTCATCGCCCGTGTCCACGACGATCCCGTCCTTGCGGTGGTACATGCGGAATTCCTCGAACCAGTCGGAAAGATTCGAAAAGACCTTGAACCTTCCGGTCCGCATTCTCTCAAGCATGTCTTCGAGAATCGGGTTGATCGGCTGCCGCCCGCCTTTCTGGTTGTCGTAACGGGCGGAAATGGGCAGCAGGTTCGCCCCGTGCTTGCGATAGAGTTTATGAAGCTCGACCCCAGAGCCCGGGTCTCTTTTTTCACCGTCGTGCGGCCAGGCGACCGGCACCCATTCGCCAAACGCCTTCAGGGCCGCCGCGTGATAAACTGGTGTCTCGCCGGATTTTCGATAGGTGCGCGTCACATAGACGCAATCCGTGTCCCTGTCGTGCGCCAGGCAAACGCCGGCCGCCGGATGATCCATCCCGAAATCGCACCCGGAAATCCGCGCCCAATGATTCGGGATCTGGAACGGGTCCACCGTGATTTCGGAGACGGCTACTGGGAACACCATGCCTTCGCCCATCATGGGAATTCCGAAGGCGCGCGTATCCCTTTCCCATGGCTCGTAGGACGCGATGATCCTGTCCGCCTGGTCCTTGGTGTAATGCCCCTCCCACGGCTGGCCTGCCCACGGAGTCCCTTCCGGCCACACACCGCCCACGCAATCCAGAATCGTCATGTTCGTGACGCTTCTTGGGTCGGAGCCCTTTTCGGGTTGCAGAAACCTGCGAACGGTTTTTGACAGGCCCAGAAGCGGCGTGAAGGTAAGAAGGACGATTCCGCCCGTGGCGTTGGTGCGGGTAAGCCCCTCCGAGTAGATGTCGTAGTCGCTCGGCTCCTCGTCATCCCAGACCACATCGACGGGCTCTCCGCCCCACTTGGCGGCACCCATCTCGTAAGTCAGGAGGGCGATCCTGGAAATCCCGCCGGATATATGGCGCACCAGGATTTCGTCCACGACATCCTTCACGCCGGCCTGACGGGTCGTGACCTTGACAATGGAATCCATCGGCAAGGTTCCGGTCCCAATGTCCGGGTGCTTAAGGCTCGCTACCGTCGTCCCGAGCAACTGCTTTTGAACAACGCCCTTCGACTTCTCGTTCGTAGGAGCACCCGTCCAGATGGTGACGGGTTTGGAGAACCTCCTTCCAGGCCACCATTTCGGATAGAGACCCGTCGCGTGAAACGCCACCTCGTGCGAGGCGCCGAAGGTTTTTCCCTCCTGGTTCCCCGCCATGAAAAGACGTTCACGGAACGTCGCCCCCATGGCGTGGAAGTCGTACTGCTTTGGGTAGGGTCGGTAGTCAAGCAGCTTCCGCTGTAACTTTCTTCGCCGAAGCTCGGCAAGGATTTCCTCCTTGCTCGGCTCCTTACCGGTATTTGTACGCGGAAACATCCAGAGACGCCCCCGCGGCGGTGTCAACCATGAACACCAGGCCGGAAGTGTTAAGGGCGTCGGTAACGCAATGAACATCCGTGCCATCGCCAATCGGGAAGATGGTCAACGCCTGACCGCCGAGGGTGGCGCTGCCCGTCTTGAAGCCCGCGGCGGTCGGGGAAGCCCCCGTGCCGCCATCGAGCGTCGTCAGGGACCGGCCCGTGCGATACCACACGCGGGCGGAATCGTCTTCAAGGCAGACGCGGACATAATCCGAGACGAAACCGAAATCCACCTCGTTGCTGGTGCCGGAAAACGTCACGTATTCACCGAATACCTGGCGCACGTCCGCCCCCAGCCCTTGCGAATCCCCGGCGAAAACAGGGGAGCTAAAAAGCATGGCGGCAAAGGCCGCCAAAAACATTTTCTTCATCGACGTGTTTCCTTCTGCTTCCTTGGTTGTGAAAGGATTTATCTAGGTCGTTTCTAGGTCGTTTCTAGGTTAATCGGTTAATTGAGCGTGATCCCGTATTTCGCCGCCAAGCATGTCATCGTGCGGTTGAACTCGGCGTCCGAAAGTGCGGAACCACTCTGACCAATGACCTCCGCCAGAATGCCGCCATTACCCATCATGAGCGGACTGGTCGCATCCCGGCTACCCAGGTCAGGTTCTGCGATGCCATCCGAAGCGTCAACCTCCGGCCGGACGGTCAGGCTGTTGATGTAGCCCTTGACCGTCGAATTATCGTGCCGCAAGGCAATGATATAGGCGGAACTGACATCGGGGGTAATGGTCGTTGGTGTCGCCGAGCCAAAACCGGCGGTTCGGTAGCGGAATTGCAAAATGCCATTGACTCCGAAATTGAAACCCCAATACCAACCCACGCCGGTGTCCCTGCCGACGAAAATCACCTTGTTGGTAGGGAGTGAAGCTGGCGTGCGAAGAACAACGAACATCGTCTTCTGGGTCTGTGTCCAGAAGAAGTCGATGTTGAAGGGAATGGAAAGCTCAAGCACGTCGTCCGTCGCGTCGAACGTCATCCCCGGCAAGCCGTTGATCGCGGAGGCGGTGTAGGCCGGTTGCAGGGATTCGGTGGCCTGGGTGGCGTTGTTGCCGTTACCGGAAAGGTCGGAGACCTGGCTGATGGTCCCGGTTTTTGTAAGCGGCGACCGATTGGCAGCCAGCCACAGCACGCGGCCTGGCAAGCGCTCGCACGTTGGGCCTGCGAACCCCTGGCCTGCGTTAAACCCGGCGGAAACCGGCGAAATGGCCGCGATCAAACAAGCGGCCACGATGGGAAAGATTCTGGTTATGGAAGGAATTGATAGAACTCCCTTACGTCATCGGCGGATTTCAGGGCGCGCCTCTGCTCGCCAGACAAAACGCCAAAATCCTTTTCCATGATGCCGACGATGGCTTTTTCCGTTTTCGGGTGCTTCACGGCCACCGTGTAGTCCGCAGTTTTCGTTTCAACGCCCATCGTGGTCGGGCTTCCATCTTTATTCCTGTAGCCCATCACGACCGACATTTTCCCGGCGAACGCCCGCGCTTCTTCCATGGATGAAAATTCCAGATATCTATCAGCGCCAAAGGCCGGAGCCGAGAAAAGAAAAAGCAGAACGTAGGCGGAGACGACCTTCGGGACGAGCAACCCTTTCATCGCGCGAACTGCACCGTGAAGGTGCACGTCACCGTGGCGCCCGATTCGGCGGAAACGCCAAGCGACGTGATGGCAATGTTCCCGGTGAAACTCTCGCCAAGCTCCAACTTGAGCGGGTAGTCGTTCGCCGCCGCGTCGCGCGCCCCACGGAGATCGAAATACAGCGCATCCGCGCAGTCGTTCTTGATGGACACGAAGCTCGCCGGTCCGCCGGGAACAACGATGGACCCGGTGGAGGTCGCCCCAACGGAAATGTCCGGCGTCGATGGAAGGGCGATCATCTGCGCCATGGCAATGGAATGTGCGGCCATCAAGGCGGCAAGCACCCAGACCACCCGCAAGGCCCACCGGAATATCGCGGTGTCTCGAATGTCGTTCATGATTTTCCCTCGTAGGCAAAAGAGCCCATGTGTTGCAGGCGAATGGTCGGCTCCAGCAAAACCTCGCCGCCCAGCTTTCTCCACCTGCGGCAGAAAAGATAATCCTCGCTGGCGTAAAACCGCTTGCCTCCGTCTTCCACGATCTCCGTGTCGAACAGGGCAAAACGCTCTTCCCCCTTGGGGCCTTCCATGTGACGCGTTTCCGGATAGGCGGCGCACATCTTTTCCAGGCAGTCCCTCGAAATCATCATGAAGCCCGTGCCGGCGTAGTCCACCGCGACAGGCTCCTTGAATTTATCGAGCCCCCCCACGAGACGCCCGTCCACCCACGCGGAAAGCTTCGGCATCGCGGGCGTCTTCATGGCGTAGGCCGCGACAGCCACGGGGGCTTGCAGATTCCACAGCTTCGCCACGTCGTCCGCGGCAAACCCGATATCCGCGTCGATGAACATCATGTAGCGATAGGCGGTGTCCTTCAAAAACGCGTGAACACAAGCGTTCCTGGCCCGCGTGACAAGCGATTCGTTGACCCCCGTGTACCAGTCGTACTCGACGCCCGTTTGAATAAGCGCGCTTTGAAGACCGATACAGGACTTGAAATAGGCCTCCGTGCACATCCCGCCGTACATCGGCGTGCAGAAAAGAATGCTCATGGAAGGATCATCGCCTTATCACCCGGCGCACGAACCAAAAAATGCCGGCGATGCCTGCAAGGGCAACGGCAAGCATCCCGATAACCGGAACCCATAAATACCAACTTCCCATGTTGCCGATACCAGCGATTCCAGGTCGATTTCGTCTTGGGGTGCCGGGCCTGTTGCTGGCTTCGGTGATCCGGCCGGGCGGGAGGACCGCATGGCGCGGACCAGCAACCCGTTTCTTGGTCGTTTCTAGGCCGTTTCGATAAAACGTCTCAATTAATCGACCTAGAATCGACCTAGTAAATAGATCCATTTACGCCGATGGCGTACACCGACCCACCAGTGTTGGCATCAAGATTCATGGCCGTCTCGACAGCTTCAACAGCGCTCTTCCCCAAATGCATCGCGGCAATAGCATATTCACACCCGGACCCTATGGCCCAGAAGGGATGGGGTATCGGCAGCGGAATAAATTTGTCGGTAAACATAAAAAGCCCGTCGGCATAAACCAGGGCGCATGGCGAGTTTTCAATTCTGATATCCGGTATCCGACTGCACCCGCCCTTAAGCCAGTCGTAGAAAAGAAACGTGAACTCCGACGACCCGGCCGTCCCAAACAGCACGCGACCGATTCTAAAAACCTTCCTCTCGTAAAGCGGCGTGCCTCCCCAGCTCACCTGGGTATCCCCCGCCAGAACGCCGTCCTTAAAGGCAATCGTGGTCAAGATCAATTCACCGCAGCAACGCCGTCGCGCTCGACGAGGGCACCATCGGCCACCAAATGCGTCAGCGCGTGAGCCAGTTCGTGCGCGCGCTCAATCGTCCCAATCCCCGCCGCGTGCACAACAACCACCTCGAACGTCCCGTCGCGGGCGTCCCGCATTACCTGGACATAGGGCGGAATCATGAGCGGCCTCGTGGCAAGTTTCAACCTATTGGTGTATAAACCCCGCGTTTCGCGGTAAAACCACCATCAACCTCAACTATGAGTTGTTTCTTGGACACCTTACGGAACCAATATATGTGCAGTTTTGCAACAAAAGTCCCGAAATCGGCCGAGGGTCAGACGGGGGATACCGACGCCGCCCACAACCTCCAAGGGGGGGTGCCCCGCCACCCCCTAGAACGGCTGGTATGGTGCCATTCCTGGTTCTGGACCGATCGGTCCACGCATAACATTTATTATGACAAATAATGAATTGATATATTTCAATGGGTTAGCCTTATTTCCGCGCTGCGATACACGATCCCACAACCTGCACGGGCAACGTAGCCACCACCCAGGAGCGGCTCGGCGCCGCCTGTGGAAACCCGCAAACACACAGGCGGGCACCAATACCCCCTGCGCTGTCGTGGCATTCGCGGTGGTGGCGTCCGATGGCGATGGGGCGTTGTGCGTCTCCACCCGTGTACGGAGCTCTAATGCACGCTACTAGCCGGCTGCTCGGCTTCTCTCTCGATCTCGCTGATGTCGTAGCCCTTATCTTGGGCTGCCTTCAGCAGGTCGGCGTACCTGGCGTCCGTGATCGTCAGGTCGGTCTGCTCGCGGAACATCTTCAGATATTTTCCCAGCAGTTCCTGGGCGCGGACGCGGGCGGACGCCTCCTTGGCTCCCACGGCCTCTTCCATCAGCCCCCGCAGAATCCACTCCGGCGTTAGACGGGCGGCCTGGGCCACGTCCTCCTCCAACTCTGCCATCCTCGCCTGAATGTTCGGGTTGGCCATGAGTTCGGCGGCCGCCACCGAACAGGACTTGTCCTTCATGTTCTCGGCGTCGTAAGCCTCGCGGTACGCGTCTCTTTTACCCCTCCCCGCCACCACCAGCCGGCAGAACTTATCCTGCTTCATGGTAATAAGGCGCCTTGGCAGATTTCGGGCCGGGCTAGTGTTATCGTCGTTGCTGCTCATAGGAATATGTTCTTGTTGCTGCCGGTCCTAAAATTGGCATAATTGGGACATTCGGGGCGGGCGCTTTTGCCCACCCACACTAAGGAGGGTCAAATGGCCACCGAACATCCCGGGAAGATCGCCGCCAGACTATCCCACCAGCCGAATGTGGCGGCGCGGGCGAGCGGCGTCGTGAGGGCGGAGGTCCGCGCGATCCGCGAATTACAACTGCTCCGTGAAAAACTCCGGAGCGGCGACGACCCACTGCTTGTCGCCAAGCAAACGCGGCCTTACAGGACGGCGAGTAAGGTCGCGCTGTCGCGGGCACGGGAAGAGGCGCGAGAGGCCGAGTTCGCCGCAGAGGTGGCGCGCGCGAAACGCGCCGCGGACCACGCGGAGGGCGTCCGCAAAAGCATGCTCGCCGCCGCGCAAATGGCCCGCGATTTTGGCATTGCCGTACGGAAATCGACGGACCGTAACGGCCGGGTCAGCAGCTATTATTGCTCCGCGCCCGGCGGTGAGGATTTTCGCATCTCCGACCACGAAATCCCGTGGACGGCACAGCGCGACGGCCAGGCCCGCGCCCATGGCCACAGCAGCTACACCGGGTTTCACGGCTCCGAAATTATCATTGACGAGCCGCGATCCGAGACCTGGCTCCGCCGCGCCATCATTCTGGCGCGGGCCGGGAGAATTTAATGAAAAGACCAGCCTTCGCCCCTGACGAACTCCAACGACTCGGCCGCGCTCTTTTTGGAAATCAGTGGCAGACGCCCCTGGCGCGCGCGCTGGGGCGATCAGACCGCACCGTCCGCCGCTGGCGGTCCGGAACCCGGTCGCCAAGCGCGGCGGACTGGCGTCTCATTCAGGAGTGGTTCGTCGCGCACCGCGTTGTGGAGGTCCTCGATCTCATCAACGACCTCGCCAAAAAAACCGGGGAGACACCAGCCGAGATCATTTTTACCGAGCCCGAGACGCCGCTGGAAAAAATTATCGTCCGGCGCGTTCAGAAGGAATTAACGCTTCAACACTGAGTGGGTGGAATCTCCCCATAGTGCGTTTTCTTCGCGGCAGGCGGTAGATGAGGAATATCATCGACGCTGTTAACCCCAAAAAATCGTATCATCTGCGCTTCCATCAAGTCGGGATCAGCAGCCTCAAGCCAGCCGCGCTTAATCATTTCGCGGACAGGGTAAGCGGCCTGCCAACGAGCACGGTGCGCAATGCCCGGATCGGGCTCCTTCGCATTCGCCATCTCATACGATTTCTGAAGATTAGCAAAAAACTCCGGGTTGACATCAAACGCCTGACTAAGTGCCTTCGCCATTTCAGGGCTAATGCCTCGCTTACCGGAAACAATCATGTTCACAGCCTGCTCCGACATCCCGAGAATATATGCGAGGTCGCGCTGTAGCCACCCCCGCGCCTCCAGCTCTTCTCGAATAAACTCGCCGGGATGAGGAACGTCCTTCAAACAAAACTCCATAGTCATTCGCCATATAATCGCAGGAAAAAATAGCGTCAGTTGGTAAGGAAATGAGCCGCCAGTCCAATACAAGCAGATATTCAAGGTTCTAATCTTCACCCGCGATGATCAGGAAACGCAGGGAAGCATAGCGTCAACTAGTTGGAGTTGAAGCCATGTCAGAAAACGTCACTTGGATCGAAGATGCTGTAAACGTCAGTATTAGCGCCCTCCAGATGGACGATACGGGGATTGAAGCTCCGCAACTTGTTTTGGAGTTAGTTCATCAATCTGGACACCTGACGCGCCTGAACATATCCGCACGGGCGGCTTCCAACCTGTCCGAGGTTCTCGCAGTCCTTCTGCAATCCGAACATTCCCCGTTGCGGCGAGGATCAAACGAGCAGTCCACCGACCACTGAAAGCTAGAAATTCCATGTCTGACCTTTCAAAACCCATGTTCCATAACGAGGATGCGGCCCGTAAGTATCTTGAGCGCATCCGCTGGCCGGACGGGCCTTATTGCCCCTATTGCGGCCAGCATGAACCTGCCCGCCCCATGCCATGTCGTTATTAACGCTTGGAACAGCCAACTCGCAGCGTAGAAGAACCAACAACTGACGGTGGAGCACCGTAAGCTCCACCGTTAATCCTTACGCTTACGCCCAGCACCTTGGCGACGAGGTGAATTATTTTGTTTCGGAGATTCATTAGATACTTCCTTATGTGATTTCGGCGGCGTTTCCAGCATCCGCTTGGCGATTTCGTCACGGCGCCTCGCCGTCTCTTTTTCGGTCAATTCATCTTGATTTTTCAAGGGCTTATCCATGGAAATGTCACAAAAACCGGAACCACTAAAGTTGCCTCTATTTCATTTAGCGCAGCCAATCAACTCCGATATTCTTGAGGCCTGGGACGATCAAGACATTCTCACTATTGCCCACAAAATATCTGACTTGGAAAACCGTCTTTTCTGGTGGGTCAACTTGACAGCGCGGGATCTAATTCGCGTTCTTTCATCGCAACAAAAACATCCGCAACAATCTCGGCAAAATCGTGGTGCAATTCCTCGTGAAGGCGCCCCCGCAAAACAGAAACGCCCGCCTCGATCATCTCAGATGTGACCTCAATCTCATTCGGGCTGGCTTGACCCTCTTTGCTTAATTTCTTATGCATTGGCAGTCAAGTATATCATTTGGTTTGTGGCCCATTGCAGCGGGCCGCCCATAATATCCCCATCCTAGGAAAATAGGGCCACGAAACGCGCATGCTGTCAACCATATCTTGTGTTTTTTGCCGGAACGGATTGGGAACCACCCACCACATCCCGAATCCCGGCGGCACGGCAGTATTTATCCAGTCCGGCCCTCAGATATTTCGAGACCATTCTGCGACCACGCGGGAGGCCGTATAAAATTTCAATCTGACCGGGGGCTAAATTGTCCACCACGATCTCCCGAATCAGCTGCAGCCAAATCAGCCGGCGGCGCGCCGGGAGCAACATGCCCATTTCCGCGGCCCATGACACATATCGGTACCGCCAGATCCTGTAATCGTCCTCCCGCATTCGCTCGGCCATGAGTAATCCGCCATACCTCCGGGGCACGTCGTAATCGCGCCGCTCGTAGGCCCTCGAAGCGGGGAATAACGCGCGGTCAACCGCGTTCCACACACGCCTTAATTCGTCCACCGCGTCCAGATGGTGCCGGTCTAAATCTCCCCGCTCGAATAACCGCAGAATTACATCCTTCCGAAAATGCCGCAGTGTCTCGGGTGTTGCCTCGCGGTTCTCCACCGGCTCCCTGTTCGGTGGTTGCACCGTCGCAAATTTAAGCTTTGACATGATCCAAAACCCCCTGCACCAGTGATCTCGCCTCCGCCGCAGATACCCTCGCGGATGCCGCGCGCGCCTCGTCCGATCGCCGCCTATGCTCCGCCAAGTGGCCCTTGGCCCGCCACGCTATCGCACGCGTCCTGGCGCGGATTTTTGACAGTTCAGAAAACACCTCGGCTCTGGTCGGTAAAAACTTCAACCCTCGGGTGATCGCGTCCACCGCCGCCGAGCCAGCCCACTCCGGGGCCTCTGCAAAAACGCTCACAATCGCGCGCGTGTAAATCTCCGGGTCGGACAGGTCTCTCGCCGGGTACGACCCAACCAGAATCCGCGCCAGCCCCGCCGCTTTTCCAGGCCCGCACGGCACCCATCTCTCCGCCTCGGTTATCAAGCGTTTGCAAACCTCCGCCGGCACCAAAGGCCCGCTCATCGTGGCTGGTTGAATGTTGGAAAACGCCCGGAGATCGTCGGGAAGCGCCGGCAAGCTCATGTTCCGTACTCCCGCTCGATCCGGTCCAGCGCCTGCATGACGCCGGGCCGCGGAACGTGTTGAACGTCCGTCCATCGCCCCTGATTTAGCCAAGTTTTCGGGTGGCAAATGAATTTCGGGTCGGAATTTGCCGATGCCTCGGCGTAAGCGCGGATGCCGTCGAGCAACTGCGCCTCGGTAGCCTCGCCGCGATCAACGATCCGGCGATAGATTTTTTCGCATTCGGGTTTTGCAATTTTTCGAATCACGAAATTCCAGAACGCATCGAAGCTCGCACATGATTCCTTTCCCTGTTCCTTTCCTTTCCTTTCCTTTCCTTTCAGGGCGGAATGATTCCGGAGCCTTCCGGGAGGCCTCACGGAGGCTTCCCACAAAACTTCCATCTCATTGATTTTACTTGGAGTTGGGTGGCTTATTTTCTGATGGTCGAGAAAATTCACTATTTTTCCGTAGCGTTTTCCGTCCTCCCCGCCGCCTAGCTGGAGGAACCCTATTTTGGATAGGTGCTGGAGGCTTTCCGGAACGCTCACGGAGGGCTCCCGAATCGGAAAACACTCCGCCTTGATGAGCGCGGGGTTGGCGTTAAAAAACCCCTCGTCGTCGGCGTAGTTGAGAAGTGCGGCAGCTAAAATATGCGTCGATTCAGGAAGGGCGCTTAAGTCCTCATTCTTCCAGAATTCAGGCTTTATCGTGCGAATTCTTGCCATGACACCCCTCCTTCCGTTCTGTTATTTGAAGTTCGTACCCAAGCGCGTTAAGCGCCGCCTCCAAAACGTCCGCGCGCGGCGTGTGTAAATATCGCCACTTGACGATCGTCGTGTGACACACCCCAGCCCTCTCTGCGACATCCGTAAGCGCAACGCCCTGGCTCTGCATGATTTCAAAAAACTGCCTTGCCAGTGGGTGCATTTTGACATCGTGGTGCGGTACGCGGTGCGGGTTTGGCTTGCGGGCTATGTGGGAGTTTTGATCAATGTTCATTTCGGGGGCATCCCGTTCACGAGATTCGACCGGATGCACATGAGCGGGGAATTGTTCCTCACCGGGGCAGATTCAATCCAGAACGTCACGTCCTTGCGGCCGTCCAAGGGCGGCCCGTCGGAAAACCGCGCGGTATGGTGCGTTTTCTGCCAATAGGCCAGAAGATTGGTAATCAGGGCCATGGTGGCTTGACGCGACCCACAATAATTCGCTTGTGGCTGTGCGTAGCCGGATAAATCCTTGCGCGAGACGCTGTTCATTTCACACCTCGGATTGCGTTGAAAATTCGCCGTATCGAATAGCTGCGGAGGACAGAAACCACCGTGAAAATCGCCCCGATTGTCAGGTTTTCCTGCAGCGTCGCGCGCAGGCCGAACAACGGAAAAACCGCCATTTGAGCAAGCACGGCAACGCCATATCCGACCAACACGTTACTGAGGGATTCAACCAGCGACATGGCGCGGGACTGTTTCATGCGTCCCCCGCCAGGCGCTCAATAATGATCGCCGCCGTTTGAATCTCGATTCGTCCGATTCTCCCCGTGTCGCGCAGGCAGGTGATCCGCGATAGTTCGTCTTTCAGAAACGCGTGGATTTCCTCGCGTTCCGGTTTTGTGAATTTCACGATTTGTTTTGATGCGCGGCGGAGTTTTTCGGAGGCCGTCTTCCCTAAATGCTTTTCCACCCAGCGCGCGAATTCGACCGGATTCCCGCCGAGGTAATCGTGACATCCGAAGCACATTGCGGCGGCGTTCTTTGGATGCCACCTCAAGCCACGATGCCTGCGCGAATAAAAATGCGAGCAATGAAGGGCTTGCCGGCGGCCTTCGGGGAAATATTTTCCGCAAACTGCACAGGTCCACTCGCCCGCCTCCCGCAGGAGATTCGAGAACACGGCGTCGAGCTTGTCGCGCTTGATTTTCATGCAAAAAAAACGCCCCGCCGGGCGCGAGGCCCAGCGAGGCAGTCCCTTAGGGGGGGTAGAAATTGCTGGCGCCGTCCGGGTGGACGTCGCCGAATGCTCGTCTTACGCATGGCAGGCGAGACGGATTTTCTCATATCGCGGTGGCCCACATCGAAAGGGCCTCCGCCTTCGTAAAGCCGCCGACTATTCTCCCGCACGCGCCGCACTCGATGAAAGTGCAGCCGGTCACGCAGTCTGTTTCGCACAACGGCTTGAGGTTTCCGCAGCAGCAGCGGGGAACTTGGCCGGATCGTTTGGTTAACTGGTTGATTAACCATATGTTTTCCTTGACGTCGCGCTATAACGGCTTAGGCTGCCTGGCTGTCCTTGAAAAAATCGTTTGGTTGAACTTCGCCGCCCGTAGCCGCGCAGATTCGGCGGATCAGGTCAAAGGACGGGGCCTGCCCACCCGTCTCCACCCTCGACACGGTGGCTGCGGATGTGTGGGCCAGCTTAGCCACGTCGCTTAGGCTAAGAGAATTTCTCGCGCGGTATCGGCGTAATGGGTGTTCCATAATGGAGGTTATTACGCTCAACGAAACAGTGTGTCAAGTGGCGTGTTACACTGGGTAGCAATGCCATCGACGACACCATTGCGTAGAATGAAACTGTGTCCTACCGGGCGTCAAAAAGAGGCGGGCTTAACCCCACGTTCATACGCGCGTGGCGGCAGCACCGCGGACTCTCGCTTGATCGACTGGTTGATCGGCTGGATGGGGTGATGCCGATTTCCAAGGCAACCTTGAGCAGAATAGAAACCGGCAAACAGCCCTATACACAGGACACCCTGGAAGCTCTGGCGTGGGCGCTGAACTGTGAGCCGGCCGACCTGATTATGCGCGACCCAACAAGCGAGGCGTGGTCCATCTGGGACGACCTGAAGAAAATGCCGCCAGAACAGCGCAAGCGGGCCATTAAAATTCTTAGGGCTCTGGCTGACGATGAGGCGGCATAGCCCCCCGACTTTTTCCCCACCTAAGCGCCCGCCTTTGTAAATAATCCGCCCTAACACGATCCGTCGCCGCGATAGTGGCCATATTCCACGTGTTTTGCTGGGTGTAATTTTTTATTGACGCGTGGTTTCATTGTGTGTAACGTACCTCCAACACTACGGAGGCGAAGATGCAAACAATTGAAAAATCCACCTACGAATACGACGCCGAGGGCCGCGAGGTTGCCTGCGTCTTTGGCCAGGACCCGAAGAACCCGCGCTCCTGGCGCAGAGAGTACGACGCCGAGGGCCGCGAGGTCTCCTGCGTCTGTGGCCAGGACCCGAAGAACCCGCGCTCCTGGCGCAGCGAGCGCGACGCCGAGGGCCGCTTGGTCGCATGCGTCTATGGTGACGACTCCAAGAACCCGGACTCATGGCGCAGCGAGCGCGACGCCGAGGGCCGCTTGGTCGCATGCGTCTATGGTGACGACTCCAAGAACCCGCTTTCCTGGCGCAGAGAGTACGACGCCGAGGGCCGCGAGGTCTCTTTCGTCTGTGGCCAGGACCCGAAGAACCCGCGCTCCTGGCGCAGCGAGCGCGACGCCGAGGGCCGCGAGATCGCACGCGTCTATGGTGACGACCCTAAGAACCCGGACTCATGGCGCAGCGAGCGCGACGCCGAGGGCCGCGAGGTCTCTTTCGTCTGTGGCCAGGACCCGAAGAACCCGCGCTCCTGGCGCAGCGAGCGCGACGCCGAGGGCCGCGAGATCGC